TTCCATATGTCCTGATATAGTTAATGCAGGATTTGTAGCTGCTGAGTTACCACCTTCTAATGTAAGTGCATTTGTACCTGAACCACCTGTTGTACCAAAGATAGCAAGCTTTCCATCCGCCCCGCCACTTACACCAAGTTCGTTACTGGTACCTTCGTTGTAAATAAATTTATCAGCAAAAGTAACTGCCTGATTAGATAAACTAACTGCACCACTCGGAACACCTGATGCTAAAGTTAAAGTTACGTCACCAGTGTTTGAACCAGATACACTTGCACCAGCTGCAACAGTTCCTTCAACAGAACCACCACCAGTAGCTATATCACCATAGGTACTATCACCTGTTTGTATCTGCCACTTATCCGTTGTCTCGTTCCATCTTAAAGACCTGTTAGCTGAGGTACCTCTTTCTACTTCTATACCTGCGTTAGCAGAAGGTGTACCATCTTCATTATTATTAAGAACTATAATATTATCATCTAGTGTTATTGTTTCTGTGTTAACAGATGTGGCTGTACCACTAACTGTCAAGTTACCATCTACAACTAAATCATTCTCTACAGTAACGGTACCTGAACCATTACTTAGTTTTACATCTCCTCCAGCAGCGTTTAGGTTTAATGTTGAAGCACTACCACTACCATCTCTGGCTTGTATCTTAGTATTGTTCATACCTATATTAGCTGCACTATCGGCTCCAATTTGGAATAGCCCTGTTCCATCATCTAGATTTAATGCGCTACCTTCAGATTTATTAATCTCTAAAGGAAGAGATGGGTCTGTGCTCCCGATAGCTAAATTTATAGGAGACTTGTGTCCATTAGATGAGTTGAGATGTAACATACTAGTAGAGCCTGATGCCCCATATTTATATAATTGTACTCCGTCATCTAGGTATATGTCTTTAGTAGAGCCATCAATAGCTCCTACTCTTAAATCACCATCTAATGTTAATTTATGTGTTATTTCAGTAAACGCCATGTCAGTAGAATTACCAAAACCATAGAAACCAGTTTTGTTTGTTCTTACTCTAGCGTCAGAACTCGAATCTTCCCTTGTCCATACGTCAGATACAGCACCCATAGAATTAATTTTATCGTATACTGAATTGACTGACGGTGCTCTATCCGTTACACCATCCCAACCATCACTGTAGGTTGTATCATCTATTCTCGCATCTAACCTAGCTTTAATATATTGTTTGGAAGGTAATCTGTCATCTAGGACCATCATGCGAGTTGGCGTTGTGCTTACTTTGTGTAAACCGTATTCTTGAGACGCCTTTGGTTTTATTTTTGTTGGTTTGAACTTCTTCATGATTCCTTCCTAATAGGGTGGGTGACTTTAACTGTGGTGTCACCCAAACCAAATTTTATATGTTACTTGACCTATCTAATCAGAGATTACGATACAGCCAGCCTCTGGGCGGATAACTTTCAAACCATATCTCATGGACATGTATGAACCTGTTATTCCGAATCCGGGGTTAGCTTCTTCGACGGTTAGACCACGTCTTTCGACGTAAGCTACTGGTTTGACCTTCATGTCAAAAATTCCAGCTCTTGTTTGAGGTACGAACGGGTTAACAATTACGTTAAGTCCGTAAATTTGTCCAACAACACCATCATTAGATACATCATTGACGTAATCTAATCCACCTCTAGCGGAGTTAGTTCCTCCGAAAGGTGCAGTGAAGTCAGCTAAATTCAATAGAGTCTTGTAGTGGGTTGGTGAAATCAGAATAGTATCTGGTGTCATACCTTTTGCACTCATTAACTCAATAGCCTTAGTTATATCAGCCAATTCTAAATTTCCACCAGTGGATGATTCTGAACTAGATGAATCTGCGGATGCGAAGTAGTGACTTCCCATTGTTCCTAATTCGGTGGTTGTGTACTCACCGTATTCATATAACCTTGACCCAGATGCTGGACTTGCACCGTAGAATCCACCGTGTGGATGCGTTGCGAAAGTCTCGATATCTGTTTCGTTTGTTCCTGCTGCTTTAGCTGTAGTTCCCATTGTAGTGTCTGCAATTCCAAATACTGCGTATATGAAGTGCTTAGTTACATGTCTTTCTACTGCTTTTCTTGCTTCGTTTAGAGCCAATTCCATTTCTGAGAAACGTGAATCTTCTAACATTCTGCGGGTTACACCTACTGCGATACCGAACTCTTTAACTGAAACACGTTCGTTTCTCAAGTCAGTGTGCTGATAAGATGGTGTTGCTCCTTCTTCAATTTGTTCTAGACCCATTGAAGGTTTTGCGAATGTTATATCGACATCTCCACCTGTGTCGGTGGTGAATCGCTCTGCAAACATACTAACTACAGGCATTTCAGTGACTTTGTAATCCTGAATTGCGTCTTTGTAGTCTACTAATACCCTGTTAGCGGTTGAGCTTAATTGGCTCGATGCTATACCGGGGTTTGTTCCTGCTGCTACCATTTTTTATCTCCTTAGAACACCAAGACCTTAACTTGGGCTTCTGTTCCTGCGTTTGCCTCAAGTGCTACTGCACAAGGGTTTTTATCTGCTCCTGAAGCTTCTTTGACTAATGCTCCAGATTCTCCGATAGTCAACAAATCACCAACTGCGACGTCGACAGAGTCTCCGTCTACATTAGCGTAAATCATGATTCCACTGCCGGTTAGCATAGAGACTAAGTCTCCTGATGCTGCGTCTGCTAATGCAAACCCTGCTGGTGGAACATCATCAGTATCAGCTGCAATTAATTTTGCGCTGCTGTTAAATTCTAATGCGTCTCCTGCGTTGATGGCTTCTGCTGCTTCGAAGTTCATGATGCGAGCTGGTGCTCCGCCATCATTAACTAATATTGTTTTAACTATTGCCATATTTTATATCTCCTTAGTTCTCTTCTCCTTTGAATACGATTCTGCCGTTTTCCATCGCAAACATGCGTGGTGTTTCGTCAGCTTCGACTTCTGGAGTCTCTTCAGCATCATGGGCTTTGCCTTTTCCATAAGTTCTTTCTGTTTCTTGTGGAACTGGCATAGAGTCCATAGCGATACTGAAACCTTCTAGCTTTATATTGTCCCATGCTTTGAGTTCCTCTGCACGAGCATCTTTCCCATCGTCTTCGAGTTTACCAAGAGCAACTTCCTTTTCTAGGATGCTACTAACGAAAGAGTTAACACGAGCTTCAGCTTCTGCTGCTTCCCTTGCTTCTTTCTCTTCTTGGAATTTTGATACGAGAGCGATTGCTTCTTCGTGCTTGGAGTTTAACTCAGCATAGTTACCTTTCATCTCTTCAAGTTGAGTCTTCATAGATGCGAATTCACGCTCTGTGATTGACTCTGCTTCTGAGACAACTTCTTTTACTTGTTCTTCAGCCATGTTTATTTCCTCGCTGTTGTTCCCGTGTGTATCACAGGCACATGAATCTTCCTCGTGGCCTCCACAGCCACAATCCGATTCTGATTCCGATTCTTCACCGAATTCACGGTGTTCATCGCATTCCTTTCCGTTTTCTATCGTACATGCGTCACAAACGGGGGTACGAGTCTCATTATCAATAAAACTCACCTCAATAGGACGGATGTCCATTGCAAACGGTTCTCCTAAAACATCTACATCTTTAGAAAACCAATCGATAGAGACATGCGTCATATCTCCGTTTTCAATTTTCTTTAACACTTCATTCTGTTCTGCTGCACCTTTATAAAGTTGCGCAAGCATCTTTATTGCCTTTTTACCATCTTCAAGCTCTACGAGTTTTGGGTTGATAGCCTTTCCGAGAAGGTCGTCCTCGGTTCGTTGATGATTGTAGTAAACTGGCAGTTCAGTGAACTTTTCAACACTTTTTTCTAATACAGATGATTCAATAAAGACCTTTTGGTCGCCATCTTCGTCGTGGGGGCCTGACGTAATAGCGATTACTGGAAACTCTATATACTCATCCGTAAGGACAGGTTCTTCTAAATTCAATGCGAAGGTGCGTTGATGTTCCTGTCCGCCCCCGGCAGATACTGCAAACTGTCTATCTTTAGTTTGTAGGTCTTCTACCCTCATGCGGCACATATTAGCCGCAATCTCTTGGTGGTCCTCAACGCCTCTTTTCTTAAGTGTTGGGCCAACTTCTATTATACAACGCTCATAGTCGTACTCTGTGCTCATTCTTCTCTATCCCCCGTTGGATTAGCAGCTGGTTCGTTACCAGCGCTGCGGTTTTCAGTCCTTGCAGACTCCTCTTGTTTATCTTGGTCTTTTCCTCCAGAGATATTAGCGTTCTTTGCAGTTTCTTGCACTTCTTCCACTCCATCTGGATTCAATCCTCTTTCTGACCTAACTTCACCGGGTGAAAGGACACCCTCTGAAAGGTATATCATATCAGTTTTTGCCTTGACGAAAGCATCATCTACATTTATTTGTCTAAATTTAAATAAAGCATCTCCTCCTAAAACTTGTGGCATCAACTGACTATTTATCGCAGCTTCCACTGCGGATTGTAAATGTCTAACGTAAGGTTCAAATATTGCACGTGCTTGTTCAGGCTTATCGAACATAGTTATTGGTACTTTAAGGGCCACGTGGATTTTCTTGAGCAAATCATCAGTATATTTACCATATTCAAATGCTCGTTGTGTTCCTTGTAACTCCTTGACAGTAATATCATTACCGTGAATAATGTCTTCGCCGGGTGCCAACGCATTGAATGCGTCCACAATCTCGTTAATTTTATCAGGACCATAAGGCATATCGGGGAGTCCAGCACTAATATCGAACCTACTAGTAGCGTATTTGTTGAGAGCAGCACCGATGTCCCGCTCTGCGTAATCTTTGAGGTCAACCAAATAAAGAATTGGATGGATGTCACTAAGACCATAAGCATAATCATCGAACGGGTTGTTACGATAGCATATAAGCTCGTCTTCTTCAAATCTAATTGATTCTTTGTCATCTCCTAAATCCTGATAATAATACTTTACTTGACCACTAACATCACGTTGTATGAACATATTTTGAGAAGACCTTATAACAAGGTTGTCCCCAGTCCATTCTAGGAAAGATGTACCAAATATCCTTCCGTTACGTAGCCATGTATATAATAGTTGTTCCATATTGATTTCATCGAACAGTGCCTTTATAGTATCTCTGTCCTCATCGTTATCTGTAACAATGTCATATCCGTCTTTAGCGGCGTACATACATGGTAAATCTATTAATGTTCTAACTATAGGGTCAGAAAGATAAACATTCATATATGTTTTATAGTCACCTAACTGTGGTTCTTTATCGGCACCCTTCCTTCCAAAAAGACTATTACCATTCTGTAATTGTAATCTTTTTATAACACCAGAACCATAACTTCTAGGGCTATCTGGTGTGTATGGAGGGTTTTCTCCTTTTGTTGCGAAACTTCGCCTATTAAAAGGCCAATAATCTCTCAGAGCCACGGCTATCAATTCAATATAGTACAATATAGTATATAAAGCTTTCGCTCAAAAGGCCCTTATAAGCCAGTTAGTCGCCCTTTATTAACCTTTTGTGAACGTCTAGTAGTAGTAAATAGGCCACGTGCAGGTTCTGTACGACGGGTAGTACCAGTCTGTTGTATAGATACGCTTGCAAACGACGCAGAAGGTGGTAACATAGACAATGCAGCGTGTAATGCTACAGCACTACTATCACAGTAGTCATCATGTTTACCTGTAGGTGCAGAAATCTTCTCTGTTTTGTTGGCTGCATCCATAGTATATTGCAAATCCATGTGTTCTCTGAGCCATTTATTGACTGTTTTAGCATCTTTTGGTTCTAAACCATCAGGATGTGGTACTCTGACCTGTCCTTGTTGTACATAAGATACATAGTCTCTATAGATTTGTGTTTTGCTTCCTCTAGGACCACCAGTAAATATAAAAGGTATAAACTGTATCTGTGGTGTACTAGATATACATGCTAACTTTATTTCTTGTTCGATAGCACCACCAATACCCGTAGCATCAATAATAACCCTATCAGCACCATAATCATGAGCACAGGCCATGATACGTGAACGTTGATATGGTATGTCGTGTCCACCAGTCTTAGGACTGATTTCCTCCATGTATATAAGGTTTGCGGTATTATTTTCTGCGTCCTTTGATGTACTCCAAACGCTAATAACAGTACTATTAACTGATTTACCAATATCAACACCCACAACACAATTTGGATACACTTTTCCTGCCGGGACAAAGGAAAGTCCTTTTGTAAGGCAGGCTTTGAGTAATTCGGGATTGAAGATGTTCGAGACCGATTCGACGAATTCGCACTCATACTCTGTTCTCCAATATATTGAATCTTCCCCCCATTCCCTCATCTTTTCAGCCATATCATCATCAGTATAAGGTGCAGAGTAAGCCCTCCCCGGCTTTACTGCATCTCTCCATGTATATACCATTCGTTCAAAGGTGTTGCTATATGCATCATCATAAAGATAGCGCCACATGTGGTTTTCTTTACTTTTCGGTGTACCTAAGTTAATAAAAGGGGCTTTATTAGAAACTATAGCGGGCTCTACATTGTCAACAAATAACTTATCATCAATTAGAGGACTCTCATCTACAATACAAAATGTAGGATGTTGTCCACGTATAGCTTGTCCCTGATTAGATGGAGCTAATGGGGCTCTACGTAGCACTGTCCCTCCCTTCATTGTGATATTAGGTTTGTTGTGAAACCTGTAATGGTCAATTAAGCCATTAAGAAATGTGTTATCAGCAAAATGCCTATAACAATAATTAAATATAAGTGAAGCTTGGTCCTCAGTTGGAGCCAAGATAAAAATTAAATCTCTAAATCTATTAAAGAACATGTAGACACATACAGCTACCGAGAGCGCAAATGATTTCCCCGAGCCACGTGGAGCCAATATAGCAAGTTTACGATGCTTATCTTCATCTCCATCAGGGTATGTTAACGTTTTAACCACTATTGATTCTTGTAATGGTCTTAGTTTGAGTGGTCTTTGTTTGTTATCTATTAAATAAGCTTCACAGAAGGCTCTAACCAATAGAGTCATCTTCTTATCGCTTTTTCTACATATCTTAAAAATCTTTTCTAATTTTCTGGAGTCTTGGGCAGCCATTCCGCTAATCGCGGACTTCATCAGATTTTCGTTCTTCACTGCTGTCATCTATTATCTCCTCCAAAATTTTAGAGAAACTCTCACTGTTCTTTTCGACTACAGTAGGAATTTCTATATTAAGAGCACGGAACTCAGTATGAATATCACGTACAATCTGGTTTCTCTGTCGCAAGAGCTCTGTTCGAGAGTGTACGTCCCCAATACATACAAGAATTTCTTCCCAAAGCACGTCTTCAAGCGCGAGATTGCGGGCAAGAAGCCGGACAAGTTCTTTATGTCTTTCATATTCCCCTTCTCCGACTCGTAAGCGTAATCGCTGTTCATACCCTTCGACGTCCATTACTTGGCTTCGTCGATTGCGGCCTTAACTTTAGATTTGACTAATGCTGCAAGTTCGTCATCTTTTTCATCCCAAGCTGTAATTAATACATTCTTGACCAAAGAGTCCTTAACGTGCTTTTGCGCTGTCTCATCCATTTTTTCAAAAACCTTTTGTTGGGCTTTTGTAAGATTTTTATCAAGTAAAGCGGTTAACTCAGCTTCGTTATTCTTTATGTATTTAAAGACTAACTCTTTTACAGCTGGTACAGTATAAGCGATGTATCCGCCCATACCTAGTACTACAGCACATAATGCCATGAGTAACGGTTCGTCCATGATAGTATCTAATAGACCTGATTCTGTCACAGTGTCAATAATAGCAGTGACATTTCCTTCATCTGCTGTCTCATTGGCTGCTGTGTTGTTGTTTGTTTCGTTTGCCATAGGTTATTCACCTTTTTATTATAATGCAGTTGCACTATATAAAGCTTTCGTTGTGTGGCCCCAGAGAGACGCAAATTGCGTAAGTTATCCTGTGGGTTCGTGGTCTGTTAGGAGCCACAATAATATTAGAACGTAAGACTATATAAAGCTTATGTCTAAGCTATAGTGATTAGGGCGTATGCGAACTGATTACCGACTTTATGTATCTCGATTAGCTTGATTGCCTTACCATCATCTATTGTTTCTAATTTAGTTTCCAATAGTGCTAGACATCCTGCTAGGTCGCTTGCGGTTTCAGTGAAATCGTTTACTGCGTAATTTGCCATTTATTATTTCTCCTTATTTCTTTTTTGCTACTGTTTTGACGACTTTGTGGTCGTGTGCCTGTTCGTTAGCTTCAATTAATTGAGCTTGTTGTTGAGACGATAGATTGTAGTCAATAACTGCTTGTGCTTTTACCTTATAGAAAGCTGTTTTTTCTGCTTGTTCTTGTTTCCATACATCTAACGCATCTTTGATAATAAGAAGGGCTGGCCCTCCTAGGATTGCTATCAAAGTTGTATATGCTTCAATGTTCTCAAGAACAGCTGAATTATTAAGTCCTGTGTGTATAACAAAACCTGCAAACCCAACCCAGAGCAAAACTAACGGTACAGCAATCATAAACATAAAAATATCGTTGAACGTTATTCCTTCACTTGCTTCTTTACTCATATATTCAGTCCTCCTTTTCTTTTGTTCCTTCTCGGTCTTCTTTTTCATTACCTTCTTCTTCGGTAATTGTAATTGTAATCGTGACATTATTTTCAATGTCGCTGACAGTATAACAACACTCATAAGAGTTATCGCTAATCCTGCTAGTAAAATGGCCAGTACTGTTAGTATGTCTGTCGGAGTCACTCACCTGTCTCTCCTATCGCTTCTAACAATTTGTTGTATCTATTCTTCTTCATGGTAAGATTCCTCAAATGTTGACTTCTTCAATTCGGCCTTTACATCATCTAAATCGGAAATTATTTTTGCTAACATGTTAGTGAGTATAAGCATTTGTTGTGCTTTCACTCTTCCTCCAATATAATTTCGTCTATGTAAAAGTATGTTACATAATCATATACACCATCTCTATCCCAATCTGCGTACAGGTTTACATATACCATATACCATCCAGTATAAGGTTCAGTAAAGTAATCTGGACTAGATGTTAATCTATACTCGTTGCCTTCCCAACCAGTAACATTAAAGAAATAGTTGTTATACATATATCCATTCCATACTGTTTCGTTATCATCATTCACTTTCATATGACCTATGTCATAATAAACCATAACAGGTAATGTATCTTGGTCACAATCAGTATCAATATCTACTGTTATATTCAGAGAATTAGAGTCTCTAGAATAGTTTCCAAATTCCATACCATTATAAAAATAAGTTCTATTAGATTCACATTCATATTCTTCATATTCACATGAACCATCATCTTCTTCTGCTCTATCATTGTAATTGGATGCGTCTATATCCATACAACCATACACAGTATTATTCGCTTGTGTTTCGTTTCCTGTGCCATTATCTACTGGTCCACCAAGAAACTGACACCTACCATTATCATGAGTAGCTTGTGAGTTATAATTATCTGCATCGGGGTTAGTACATCCATACACAACAGGAGGAGGGAATACACAACTACCATTATCGAAATCCGCATCATGTTTGAAATTAACGGCTGTTGGGTCTGTACATCCACCCCTTGGTGTACCATCTTCTTCTCCTCCAAAAATTTCTTGTATTGCACCTAAATCTCCACCACCACCAAAGAAAGCAAGAATTAAAACGGTTAGTATAGAACCTAACTTTTTACCTAATTTAGTTTCGCCTAGTTTATCACCTGCTTTACCTATAGTCTCAAATAGACCTTCTTCATCTTCTTCATCAGGTTTTCTGGAGCCTCCGATTCTTAATGCCTCGCGCTCGGCATCAGAAATCACGTTAATGGCTCCATAGTCATCACGCGCCATGGTAAAGTATTTTAGGCAGCACTAGTATTTAAAGCTTTCGCTGTATAGAGGGTAAGTTGCAGTGCGTATATCCTTATTTGCACTGCTAAACCCAAACTATAGGGCTTATTTACCCAAAACACATCATCTTGCATATCTTAAAATGAACCAGAACAATGCTGATAACATAGTTAATCCTAACATTGCTGCTGCTCCATATACTTCTTGTTGCTCAATCATCCCAAACCGTATTAGTATCTCCTTCTCCTTCTTGTGTATCTAAAGCAGTCTGAATTGTACTGTCGTCTAATTTAGCGTTTTTAAACGTATCCTTAGCGTATTTCTTTTTACTACCGAACTTAGGTTTCCATTTAGGTATCTCTGCATCACAGTTACCACCGTTAGATGTGTGAAATGAACACCACTTACATAGGTTTTGTGGTTTCTGTTCGTATTTTTCTTCTACTTCCATACGCTCTTTCAAACAATTATGTACGTATTTGATGGTTTCTTTCGCTTCGTCCAACACTCCTTGATTAACTTTAACAAAAAATGTATCATCAAAGCGTAAATAGTTCACTCCGACGAAATTTGGCATGTCTCCCATCTCTAATGTATATAAAAATGCGTAAATGATTAGCTGCCTGTAATAGTCTTCAGGTAGATATGGCCCATAACGTTTTGATGTCTTGTAATCAAGCAAGGTAGTCCCGCCATCAAAATCATTACAGACAGCATCCACTATCCCAATTACGGCGTAGTCGTTGGATTTTACCCATTTTTCAGCATACTTAGGCGCAACTGAGTTCCAAGCTTGGTATTTTGACTTGTAAATCTTCCACTCAACCATTTCGTTTAACTTTTTATTCACTGAACCGACGAAATTTTGCAACAAATCTTGTGTTTCACCCTTCATAGCAGCCATTTCCTCTGCTGTATGTAGTTCGGATAACCAAAATTTGGAGTCTATATCCTTAGCCCATCTCTCTTGGAACTGTTCTTCCATCCATTCAGACGGATTTCCCTTCTCCCATGACGAAAAATTCCTAAATTCCTTCTTAAAAAGGTCTTCTAGGACCGCATGTACTAGTGTACCACGGAATAAATGTATAGTTTTCTTCTCTGGTATCTTTGCAATGTACTTGTAGTAGAACTCACGGGGACATTTGTAGTAAGTATTAATCTTACTGGGACTCAACCTCATGAAGGATGGTTCCCATTTCTCTGCTACTTCACTCATTTAACACTGCTGTTACGTCGTGACTGTCCTTAGTTATGGTGTAACCCATGCCTTTGAGTTGTTTTATGTACTTTTGGACCGGAACATTCCTGTGAATCCAGTGTTCGTACTCAAATTTAATCTTTTCAGGCTTAACTTTCCAAGAATACGAGTCTAATATCTCATATTCTGTACCTTCTGTGTCTATTTTCAAGAAATCTATACTATGTACGTTGTGTTTTTGTATTAAATCATCAAGAGTCATAGTAACAATGTATGAATGGCGTTCATGTTCTTTCCATTCTGGGTTAGAATTCATGGTATTCATGTCCATATCTAGAGTTCCTACACCTCTTACCCATCCTTTTGCCCAATTCGGGTCGTAGAATAGTACTTTAGTGTGGGTTTCTTCCTTTGTAATTGCAGTATTTTCGTAAATACAACCGGTTCCCATGGTTCTGCCACGAACATTGTCTAATAAGTCCTTCACGGGCTCTACAAAGATTCCTTTCCAGCCTTCTTTAACTAAATCTTCACATGTATCGAAGTCAGATGTACCTATTTCGATAAAGAATTTCTCGTTCATATTGGCTCCTGATTCAAATCAATGGTTATGCCTTTCGTTGTAGCGGACTCAGGCTCTACTACGCCGCGGGCTGCCACTTTGAGTAAGATAAGATAGCCTATCAAATCATTTAAGGTATCTTCATCTGGCCCCCCTAGTGCCTTAGTTGTAGCTATTCGACTTAATTTATCGTCTATCCTAACTAAGATTTGCTCTGTCGAGCCCTGTTGGCTAAATATGCGCTTTGGATTAAGTGCACTATTGCCGTACTTTGCATTCTTTTCTAGAAGCAAAGTCTTTATGTCATCACATACTTTTGCTATCGCTGTTGTGGTTTTCATTTTCTTCACTATTCATTCAACGTTCCCTCCCTATATAAAGGTTTTGTTGAAATAGAGCCCTATGGCTTTACTAAGATATATATATCTATACTAAGCATTACGTTAAGAGATATACTAAGCAGCCCCAAAAAGTGCTTTCAAAAAATGCTCGATTTGTTTAAACCCCTACATGGCATTTCGAGAAGGACATACTTATTTTTTTTAGACGGGGGGGTAGG